CCCTATCCGATTGGAATCGGACAGGGCTCACCGCCTTGATGTTTGCCTAAGTGCAAGCACAAAGGACAAACCCAGGTTTTATGTGATCAAATCCCCAATTTATTGGAAATGATGAACCAAACCTTAGGAGAATTTCCATTCAACCTTACAAACTGACTAATTATAGAATTAGCGTAGGAAGGCTTGCCACCTCACCCTATGAAAAGATCACAGAGTAAGGCTAGAAACTTTTCCTTAAATAAGTAATGACACATACGCTTTCATACATACATTGATTATTAAAATCCTTTATTGGGTTTTAACAACCTATAGTAGGCAGATTGGCGAATGTAGCACTTCCATCACAAAAGAATCAATCTCTGAGTATTTTAAATTTATTACTAAATTACAAAATACTAAGGGATTGTCACAGACAGTTAAAATCAATAAAATGATTAGACTGCATGTAACAAGATTCATTTGTGGTAGTCCTTTATACACAAATGACTTGATGATTGGACTAACTAAAGATGGGATTCCAAAGAGATTAAACTCTTGGGTTCCTATCCTTAGAAAGCTAGAACCTAGTGATCTAAGAATAATCCTAACATGTCTAAACATATCAAGATTAAAATTAGGTGACGGGGCTCTAGATACCAGCTCTATAATTCAAGAAAGTAAAATCGACGAAAAATTACTTCAACAAAGAAGTATCACTATCGCAGATTTTGCTGTCAAGAAGTTAAACTGGCTACTTTCACCAGAATCAGTTGAGTGGACAGAACCACATTTAAGTACAAAGAGTGGTCCGAACGGTCAGGCACTTGGTTCAGCACTTAAAGATCTAAGATCATTAAGTGAAGACCAATTAAAGGACTTATATATTCTAGGAGGTTCGAAACTCCAAGATTATGTAAATCTTTTAATGCCTGCTGCTTTAGGTCTAAATCCTGAACCTGGTATCTTAAGAAAGATATCAGTAATTAAGGATAAAGAATTAAAGAATAGACCAATAGCAATATTTGATTATTTTAGTCAGACTGTCTTGCTACCAGTTCATAACATGCTTTTCAGCAAGTTAAGAAAGATAGGAAAGACAGACATGACTTTTAATCAAATGGCTGTTGAGTCTATTTTCAAAGACCATCCTTCATGTTTCTACTCTCTAGATCTATCATCTGCAACAGATAGATTTCCTGTATTACTACAAGAAATCATTCTATCAAAGATAATAGGTATAGAGAAGGCAGGAGCATGGAAGAGAATAATGTCTCAGGAACTAAGAATTCCAGGTGGATCATACATCAGGTATGGTGTAGGTCAACCTATGGGAGCTTATAGTTCTTGGGCAATATTCACACTATGTCACCATATAGTAATTCAATACTCAGCATTCCTAGTTGGTAAACCAACTTGGTTTGATGGATATAGAATACTAGGTGATGATATAGTAATCTTCGATAAGGAAGTAGCTGATCAATATAAAGAGATAATTCATAGCCTAGGTGTTGACATCTCAGAAGCGAAATCACATGTATCAAAAGATACATTTGAATTTGCCAAGAGATGGTTTCACAAAGGTATAGAAATATCTCCTTTTCCAATTAATGGTATTATAGAGAACATGAGTAACCCTCACGGATTAGCTCTTGAACTATATAATGCCACTAAGAAGAGTTGGTCAAATACAACCTGTCAAGGGTACCCAGGTGTAGATTCAATTAGAAGTTTATTGAAATGTCTTGGATGGTCTAAGAGATCTATATCAATTAGAGCACCATTCATTTCAATATGTTTCTCTTTCTATAACGCCTTAAACACTACCTCTATCATAGGTCAAGATAGATCAATACAATCTCTTGTAAGTCTACTTGGCTATGATAGCGCTAATGCCAGTGGTATCACATGGATCGAAGGATTCATGGATATACTGAAAGACGTTAAGTTAGAGGAACTTTCTAATGGAATACAGGTAGCTTTAGATAAAAATGCAAGCAGTTTACAAAACTGTTGGCAAATGATATCAAAACTATCTGCGGTTTGTAAGCCACCAGCTAATCCTGTTGAGATTAGTCTATCCATACCTTACTTAAGGGTTCTAGGTCTTCAGACCCAGAAACTTCAAGGGGAAATGGATAAACTTCAGAATAATATTGCTACAACGCCCTCAGAGATATTATCTCTGGGAGCGGGTATCAGATATCCTGATCCTGATAGAATTTCTTCTATGAGGACATCTCAAGTAATTGTCAACAGGACAGGAGCTACTCTACATAAGCTAATAAGCCTATATAGGGAAACTCATATCGAGTTTAAATTACCCGATACTGACGCGCCGGAGTAATCCGGGCACCGGTATCGGTGGGGATCCCGTCTTCTCATAT